AGAAATATTAGTATTTAATTTGTGAGTATTCAAACGATTGTTGTACTGAGCTTGATTATAATTTAGTGCTTGATTCACTGTTCTATCGTTTAATCTTCTGTTCAAGTTATTATTTCTTAAAGCGTCACCCATTTGGGCTAAATTTTGGTTAACTGCAAACCTATAACCATAATTTTGATTTCTTTGTTGTTGTTGATAATTTTGTAAACCATACTCATTCATGGCATTTTGTTCAGCAATTTCTCTTTGTTTTTCTTGTAATACATAATGATCAAGGGCATCTTTATATTGTTGATCATGCTGTACCATTTCATTGCTTGCATCCAATAATCTACCTTGACGTCCCAATTCATTTAAATCATATGCTTTTGTATTACGTGCAAGTTGTTGGTCGGCTAAATCTTGGGCATATTTGTCAATTTCCATATTGCCTTTCATTCTTCCTAAAGCTTGTTCACGCTCAAATACTGCTCTAGCACTATCTCCAGCAAAACTATTATAGTGTCCACGCTGGATTAAGTTATTTTCTAGCTTATTATTTGCCATGTGATAGTTGTAATCCATAATTTGATTATTCATATTTTTAATATCTTGTATATATTCTCTTATATTTCCTAAATTGGTGATGTTTCCTATTTCATCTACACGCTCTTGACTAATATCATTAGATACTTGATTAAACCTTCTATTGATGTTCTGTCTTTGATTAGACATATTTTGCAAGTTTTGTAATGCATCAATCCGCTCATCATCAATATTGGACAATGTTTGAATGAGCGGTTCGTACTCAAGCACTGCAAAAGGGTCTTGCTGTTGCAATTGATGTAGGTTTTGCATAGAACCAATAAGAGCCTGTAGTCCTAAATTAGATATTTCTCTTTCCTGATCATCCATAGGTAAAGAAATCGTTTTTATAACTTTTGAACCATCAGGACGCGTTATTTCCTGCGTCTTTGTTCCTGTTATTTCATTAACAAAACTAGTAAATTTATTTTTATCTATAAACTTTTTTAGTTGAGGTGGCTTTGGTGGGTCTGAAGGCTTTATTGCATCATATAGCCATGGCAAAGGTGATGTAATTCTTGCTATACTACTAAAAAATCCCATGATATTATCTCCTATTGAATTCTTTTATACCAAGTAGAGTGGTATGAATGTAAGTTTAAAGTATGGGAATGACCTTGATCAGATAGTTTGGTTGAATCTGCTTTCATTACAAAAGTACCACCGCTATGACCTTTAACCTCTGAATTTTTGTAAGACATTTGGCTACTGCTTAAACGCACCTCTGCTGTTCTTCCACTTACTGCCCATTGGTCACCTTGGTAACTAGGGGCTGTTCCTTCTGTTTCGGTCATTAATACTCTGTCTGGTTGTATTAGTTCCCATTTTACAATTATTGAGCTTCCGTTGGATAAATTTATAGTTTGATTGTTATAAAGAGGTTTGGAATACAAAACACCAATAGGAAAATTTTTTTGAAATATATCGTACTCCAAATGTTCTCTTAATATTCGTACCTGTTCAATTAATTCGGTTACTCCTATTTGATTTTTAAAATTTTGTTTGGTTGTAAGATGTAAATTTTTAACTTCATCAACAATAGGTATTTGGTTAAAACTATAGTTTTCTGCACTTTCAGAAGTAATATTTAAAGTATGACAATGTATTTTGCTATTTTCATCTCTTTTAACAATGGTATTAGGGTTTGATTCTGAGCTAGATATTCTATTAATAAAGTTTGCTTTAGAGGTTACAAAAGCTGTTTTATCATCCCCAGACACGACAATTTTTGAGGGGTCAAAAGTATTACTTTCTAAAGAAATATTTATTTTTGTACAATTGATACCACCCTCGCCATTTCTTCTTACTAAATTACCGCCAGTATTTATAATAGACCCATGTATTTTTTTGTCCCATGTTGTCGCATTTGCATCTTCTATTTTTTCTAATTTAATTGTCTTATCTATAATATGTTTATTATGTATTGAAATATCGGCTAATTTATTATACGTCACCGCTTTATCTTTTATTTTGTCTTCAGAAATGGAAGCACTATCTAAGTGCTTTTCCTTGATGGTATTTAAAGCGATTTTAGGGTCTGTGACCGCTTTATCATTAATAAAATCAGTGGTTGCTGTTGTCCAAGAAATCTGACCCATACCATCTGTGGTAAGAAATTTATTGGCATTTTCTATCTCAGAAACACCACTTATATTTCCAGCTTCAACATCTTTTATAGAATTTTCAAGTGTTTCAACAGCTTCATCAACTCTGGCAATTTCATTATCAAACTGTTCTGCAGGTATTGATTTTCCTTGTTGCGTAATATTTTCAAAATTACGACCATTCACCATCGTGTCTTTATGGGACACTGCCTCTCCAATGAGTGGTCTTTTTAAAGATTTACTAGCCATGATTATTTACTCCCAAAAAATTTTACATTTGTTATTTTGATAGGACCATTGACAGATTGTCCGTAAATGGTTGACCAAAATTTGTTGGTTACAAACCTTAACCTTTTTTTAATCGTTTTTTCTTTTGTACTGAACTCAAAATATTCTTCGTCTTCCTCATCTAGAGCAAGCCTTACAGTGCCGAGCAAATCCCCCTTATTTAAAGGCTGGTAATTTGAGGCTTTGGTGAATTCTCTTGGTAAATCCCCAGAGACAATTAATGAGATATAGTTTTGCTCCTTTTTTACAAATGAAGACGGGTAAGATAAATCAATCTCAAATCTTTTATTCATAAATCTTTTCATATATTTTTTTTTGCTCCCATCAAAAACAGGAAGAGACCATCTAAACCCAATAGGCAATTTATTATCGTCATAACAATAGATATCATTCCTACCATCACCATAAAAAAGCAATTCATTATCTGTAAATAAAAATAATTGATTGAGTTCTGAATTAAATGTCGTTGCTTTTCTGAAAGCACCACTAAACATTGTCCAAGAGTAAATATCTGTGTTGAATATCCCAATTAATGTAGGATTATTGCCTATCTTAAATCCTAAAAATGCCCCTTCATTGTAGATAAAAGCTCTGCATTGCCTGTATCTGTATGCACTAAACTTCAAAGAATTAATATAATGTCTTGCCAATGGGTCAACTGCATTAATACTTTGCATATTAAATTGTTTTGCAACATTTAACGTTGTCATTAATACGATACCATTAGACGATACTAAAATAAGGTTATTGGGTAGTTTGAGCAATAAATTGCCATGGACCACCCCGCCATTCATGGTAGATGACCAAACATAATCATCAATTTCTAAGCTTTTAGTAGGTGATTTCCATATTTGTGTTTGATTTCTTCCAATAAATAATAAATTATCACCCAATGAGTGAATGGCTTCTAAATTATCTACTTTGGTGTGTTTGTAGCGAATATCTATGTAAGGAACTTCTTGAGAATCCTCATGAAACCATCCATCGTATTGCTCTGTTCTGTCAGTGTAGTATACTAACATCGGGTGTTGTCTATAATTTTGACTTACAGCTCCTTCGGACAACGCCCAAATTCTATGCTGGAACACATATAAATAGCTAAATCTTGGTGGAAAATCCTCATAGTAAAATATATTTGTTGTTGCTAATGTAGGTGCATTTTCAGTCAATGTTATTTTTTTTTGTTCAAAATTAACGGCATCTATCTTAAATGGTCCATATATTTTATTGTCAATTTTAAATTTAACATTTCCACCAACATAATATTTATTTTGATTTTTTATATTTTGGAGTGTTACTTCTTTTCCATTAACGCTGGGTAATGCGTTATGTTCTACAACATAATCGCTTAAAATGGTTATATTTTCTCCATCCCAAACACGCATACGATCCACGCCATTACAAATAATCATTCTATCTTGAAATATAACATTTCTAGGGACACAAGAAGCAGATAGATTGTCTATGTCTAGCTCCTTAATATTATCTAGCAATAAAGGATTACCTGTGATAACCTTTTCCTCGTCAAAATCATAAACTCTTAAGCAACCCACCTGATAATCAAGGGTGATTACTTCTTCAATTGCTTCAGGAACAACCATGTTTTCAAAAGAAAAAATATAATGATTTCCTTCATTTTTTTCTACTTTATTGATGATTGGTTTAATGGCATGGTATCCATTTTGCTTAAATGTTATTTTTAATTTGGGGGATTGTATAAAAAAATTATTTTGTTCATGTAAATGTATTTTTAAAGTATTTTTTGATAAAACAACGGGATGATTGACAGCATCAGAACCATCTTTTTTATAAAATTTTACATCTAATGTTTCCCATCGTACGCCATAAATAACAAGTTGTTTTTTACCTTCTTTGGTGACATATCCAAAGCTTTCTAAAACCTCGCACAAATCATTAAACTTATGTTTTAATCTCGTGCCAAAACGGACATTTCCTTCTCCTAGTGGTAAAGGCATGATGTTTTCAAGTGTATGCGTTCTATTTGCAGGTAAAACTTCAGATGATATATTGCGGTTCATACCCTTATAACAAAAAGGGATATTGATAATATGATAAGAATTATTATTATACATAGCTAATACGCTCTGTAAGTAGAAAAGCTATGATCGGTATATTGATTACAAAAATAGGCATGTAAATTTTTTTTACCTTGTTCATAATTAACATAAAAAACTTTAGATGCTAAATTTCTATTTTCTCCTAATTCATCTATAGAAATATGCGTACATAACCCATCAACCAATATTTGATGATACATTGGCGGGTAAGGTATGTCCGTTTCTGGCGATGAATGTTCCAACTCCTTAGGTTGTTCAGCAATTAAAACATGTATTTTTTGTTCACCTAAAACTTTAGGAAAAACACATATTTTTTTATTAAATAAATAATAATGACTAGGATTACCTGTTTCCTTCATCAAAGGGTCTTTATTTAAAATACTACCCAACGACGTTATTTGCAGGTTAAATCCAGCATCCGTACAGACATTTTTTATTTTAGGAAAAAAATCACGTAAAGGCTCAGACACCCCATTAGTTAATAATAAATCCTCTTGTTTATAATTGAGTTCAGGGTGAACATCAACAACAAATCTATAAATTTCTTCATTAACTTTATTAAGGTATCCGAGATAAATATTTTTTTCTGTGGCATCAGGATTATCTCCTAAGCCACAGATTTTTACAGCATTAGTTATAATCTGCTCTACATTCATTAATTAATCCTTAATGTTTGTTAAGCAGGCTCAGTCAATAAGCCAATAGTCAATTTATCATTGGCTTCATTTGCAACACCTTTAAACCATAGAGTATGGCCTCTGTCAGCACCTTCTTTCCAAACTTGCAAGTCTTTAATGTCTTTTATTTTATTTAAATTATTTGTAAATAAAACAGATGCTAAGCTGATGATTTTTATTCCAGAATCAAAAACAACTAGGTTTCTTACTGTACTTGCTGTTGTTTGTGCTTGGCTTAAAGTTACTTCCAAAATAATATGGGCAGTTTCTCTGCTATTTAAAAAAGCTTCGGAAGAAGGGATTACATCAATCCCATTTCCTGTCTTTGTTATTTTAACAAATTTATTAATCATAATTTAATCTCCTTATGACGCTAAAACGAATGAATGAATAATGCCACGCTCAACTTGTTTAGTTGTTGGCTCGGCTTTGCTTGGGTACATTAGAGCTTTTTGTCCTCTAATTTGAATTACACCAAAGCGGGCAACTGATTTATAATCTAAGTCTACACCTTCTCGTACTACAGGTTTTTTACCCCACACAACACCAACAGCCTGTGATCCTAAAAGGACATTATGACAAACTGTTTTTGTGTCTGTGTTAATTGCTCTGTAATCTTCAAGCTCTGGGCATTCATAAACATAAATACCTTCCACTTTACCGCGATACATAGCACCTGTTAGTCCTTCTGGCTGATCACTTCCATCAACCATTCCACGATACATATAATCTCTCCAGTCAGGGTCTTTTCTTAAATCAAGATAAGATGCTGGATCACAAAAATAAATGTATTGAGGCATTAATTGTTTGTTTTTCATTTCTTTCATGAAGGGCTGTATTGCCATTTCATCTTTTTTAGACAATGCTTTTTTCTTTAACTTCAACAAATGATCAACGCTAAGCTTTGCATCGTTATGTGACATCCCATTACATGCTGTGTAAATAGAAGCATCATATTTTCCTTTTGATGCATCATTAACATCTGAGCCATAAACAGCTCTTTGTTTTACAGGACCACTAGAAACACCAGTGATTGCCGTATTGGTTTTATTGTAAATACCAGATTGTTGGAAATTAGAACTATATGATCCTACCATTGATCTAAACAAAGCATCTGTAAGTTCATTTGAAGCTGTTTGTAGTAATTCAGGACGTAATCTTGAAAACACATCTATTGGCGTTTTGAATTCAGCCATTTCTGGTTCTGGCAACATTGCACCAAATTTGATTTTTCCAATTTTTATACTATCGCTATAAATTTTAAGCTCTTTTTCGTTACCAAATAATTGACTAGAGCCATAAATAGCTTGTTTGTGATCAAAACTTTGCAGTAAAGGAAAAGATACATACTCTCCTGAACCTCTTGCTTTTTCTCTTGTAACAAAAACAGAACTGTTAGGGTGACCCATGAACGGAAACAAGCTAGTAGATGCCATGAACTCTAAAAAAAGTTCTGTCTCTATTTGCTTGCCAATTAAATTTTGATCCACTTGATGTGGCATACTTTGATTATAAGTTGACATTTTTAAAAATCTCCTAATTAATTAAACAAAATTTAGATAAATAAATACATATTGCAAAAAAATACAATAATTTTTATTATCACTTTTCATTTAAAAAATTAGGGAAAAAGTCATAATTTTCGCTTTGGATAAGGATTTTAGTTTTCACAGGATAAGGTAACTTGCGTTACGATGCACACTTTACTTACTAAAAACGATGCAACAACTACTTATTATAATCAATGCCTACCATTTTTTATATGCTTACACAAAATCGTGGTCTTGCCACAGGGCTGTAAAAAACAGGTATCCTAATTGTGCGTTGAAAAAAGGGTTTAACCAAACAGTTTTCTATGATGAGGATGTTTTTTAATATCTTTTACATTCCCATCATAACCACTTGAAGAAATATTATAAGTTCCTCTTGAATTGGTTAAATAATCTTCATTCTTACTATAGTTTAACAATTTCTTATTTAGGCTGTCAATTATTTTATCTTTTTTAATTAGTTCTTTTTCGTGAGCTAATTGCATGTTTTGAATACTGCCATGGTCCTTCAAAGATTTAAAACCACTGTCATAAATTTCTTTGCCTATTTTCAGCACTTCTTTAGCTTTTCTCGTGTTACTATTAAATGTATTTAAATGACTATTTATTGCTTCTCTTTCATCGCTATCAACATTTTTTATATTGTAAGAAAAAGCTTCTAAATAGTTGTCATATTTTTTTGCCTTTGTTTCGTCAAAGTCTGGGTCAATTTCCTCCAAACCTGCCAACCCTTCATTAATTGCATCTTCATTAATGCCATATGTAAAGTTTATATCTGAATTATCAGAAAGTGTTTTTCCGTCTAGGTCAGGGATATCTTCAGCATTCATTTTTAACAAATCCAAACCTTTTCTTGCCTCCTCTTCAGTGAGCTGGCCATTAGCCATATATTCCTCTATTAATCTTTCAGCCATTTTTATTTTATTATTGGCTTTGTGGAAAGACTTTTGCACAATTTGTCTTCGTGTCTTTTCTTCGTTTAAAGTTTCTTTTAAATCTAAGATTTCTTCTGAACGACTGTTTTCTTTGTCTGCCTTTTCTTCGGTATCTTCTTCTCTAGAGTTGTTTTTGTCTTCGTTGCCACTCTCGGCTTCACTACTCTCTTTTTTGTTATTTGAGTGCGATTGTTCTTTTTCTTCGGTATGTTCGTTGCTATTATCTTCTCTTTGCTCTTCATCCCCAGAATTTTGCCCATCCTGAGCTTGAACTCCTCCAAAAATTTTACTATGTATTTCATTGTTATTTTCCTCTATCATTTATTTTTACTCCTATTTATGATTATTTAATTCTCTGTACGAAACAATTAATGTTGCTATGCCTGATGAATCACTTACGCTCGCGTATAACTCATCGCCAACCCCAAAATAAAAAATACTTTTTTGTAGCATTTCTATGCTGTCCCTCGCCTTCATTTCTACATTTCTAAGCATATCAAAAATTGTTACCTTTTCATCATCTGTATTTTTCATATAAACATTCAGATTAATTAATATATCGCACACATTAAAAATTAAAATACTATCAATAATGCAATGTTTATCTGATTTAAAAATACAGACATCATCGGTAAAAACCCTATTAACTTGATTTTTCATGCTTACAAAATTTGTATCAATGTAGGATTGCGTATTGACACTATTGTCTGAAGATGTTTCTACAATAGCCATTACATCCCTCCTGCAGATTGTTGAGGGTCAACAGGCATCATTTGTTGTTGTCCTTGCTGGGCAATTTTAAATTCATTTGCTATTTTTTCTGCGTCCCTTAATCCCATAACCTTAAGAAGCGATTCGTTTTGTAAAACAAACATTGGATCACGCATAGAAAGTATTTTTTCCATTATTGATCGTTGCTCTTGGTAAGGAGAGGCGTAATCTGGTATTTCTTCAATATAAACTTTCAATGGGATGGTTCTAATATCATTGAGCATTATGTTTTTACCATCAGCTGTTTGTTTTGCAACGTTAAGATATATTGTTTCTTTTTCATCGTCATTTAATACATGTGTTTCAATGCTTAAACTAGAGCTAGATTGAATAAACTCTAGTAACATTTTAGCAACACGTTTTTTAAAATATCTCACCTGATCAAAATAAAAGATTTGATTTTTTACCGAGTTAACCTGACGTTCACGAATTGCAATTCCAGATGTTGCATTAGTTTCTTTCCCCAAACTTTCATCGTAAATACCGCTGAGTCTTTGAAAATCAGCACTAAATCTATCAATTGCATCATTAAATCCTTTTATTAAAGGTTCGTGCCTTTGAACATTAATTTGGCTTAAATCTTTAACCATTGTTACGTTATCTAATCGTGTTAAATTTTTTCTAAGTTCTTCAAAATCTGTACCTTCAGGGATTGCATCTTGGCCAACTAAAATATCACGAGAATTTAAACTCTCTAAAAGCTTAGTCCCCATGATATTTATTTGTCGTTGTGTGTCTTTTAATTCGTCTACAACTCCTCTGGGGCATCCATTTAGATTTTTTCTTCCCAAAACAACGGGAATATATAAAAAATCGTGTAAATTTGGCTTCATTGGGTCAATCGGTGAAAATTCTAACAGTTTATCTTTGCAAAAAACAACCCGCATGACACAAGGAGCGTACATTTTTTTTAAATCCTCCTCTGTCCCATTTGATAGCTCCAAAGCCTTGTCAAAATCAAATGTTTGAAACATTTCACCCTTTGAATCAATGCCTTGGTAACATTGTTTCTTTTCTTTATACTGCACCTCAACTACGGGTATTCTTCCACCGCGTCCATATTGTCCTAATGCGTTCAAATCTATACTTCCATCAACTCTGTGATCCAGTTCCCCAGTCTCTGTACCATCATCCATATCGCCTGAAAACAAGTCTTTAAAATATTTCTTGTGCTGAGGATATAATTCTACTAAATCATATTCAGGAACCCATCTAACACGTGTTACGTGTGACATTTTCTCAAATGATAAAGACATGTCATTGGCATCAAACATTACATCCAAAGGATTAACATACTGAAGCTTTGCTTCCTGTGTGTTTTGTTCTCTGAAAATATACATCCATCCAATGCCTGTTATCAATGAATCACGAAAAGATTTTGTAGTTATTTGATCAACACTTTCGTTTTCTTGAATACTCATGCCGTAATTTGTTATAGCATTAGCCAATCTTTCAGCTTCTTTGTCGTATAATGAATGCGAACGATATGCTGTTCTCATCTTACTTTGTACTTCCATGCCAACAATATAATCAATTGTTGGCTTGATAATATTTTTTGTAATTGGTTTTTGACCTCTTTTTGCATAAATATCAAGCTCATATTTTGAGTATTGATCTCCATCATAAAAATTATAATTCTCTATAGCATTTGCTCTAAATTCAGCCATAACAGAGTGTTTATTAGCAGAATTAAATATTTGTTCTGCTTTTTCAAATGCCTCTGTTTGTTTTTTGGTCATCTCCATAAAAAATTACTCATTTTCGTTCTTTAAATAGCCAGAAAATATATGTCTCAAAATGCTTAATTCTGTAATTGCTTCTCCAATTTTATTTTCTAGTAACTTAGCATCATCTATTAAATTTTCAGATGATATATTTTGAAAAAAATTGTTAACATCGCCATACAGAAACTGTGCGTCAATATTAATACTTGAATTTAATTTTAAACCTTTTTTTACTATATCTCTTTTCACTTTTAGTTTGCCTTTTTTTGTAATTCCTTAATTTGTGAATAAATCTCTTTAATTCCAAGGATAGTATAACACAAAACCTTATGAATACTAACTCCTTTGCCAATTTCACTATTATTTTTTTGTTTCAAATACTCATCTTTTTTCATTTTTGGAACATAACCTTTTGTCATGTTATTAAATGTTTCTTGGTTGACAGTTGTTTCATCAATTAATGATGTGAAATCTAGAAGTTCTGGGAACACTGTTTTTAATTCTTCAGCCAACATTCCAATTTCAAAATGCAAACTTTTATAATATTTTCTGTCTTTATCCCAATAAGGCTCAGAACCTTCTATATCAAGCATTGGGGAATAACTATAAATGTTTATTTCATTCAATTTATCCAAAACTGATTGAGGCTTAAAAGCCTTTATCATGTGCTTATCTTCTAATGATGAAGATATAACTAAAGAACCTGAGCCATCTATATAGGACCTATATTTGTCATCTATCTGGTTAACATCTAAATCACAAAACATAAATCCTTTTTGGTTAAATGTATTGTGTGATATCACATTATTTTTATTGACTACAAATCTATCTTGGCAGTGCAAATATGAATTACCTTTATAAAAGGCCGTTGCGAGCGATATAAGAGCAAATGTATGGCATAGAGAGATAGCCTTTTCCATCTTGGCTTCTAATTTATTGATTTTGTCCCAATCAATATCAATATTTAGATCAGCTGGGACAATTTTACCTTCTTCGCTAACTTTTATAAAAGTATCTTTAAGATTATTGAATTTTAAATCATTTAATGTTAATAAATCAACCCCTCCAACATTACCTTTATCATCAATGTTTACAGGGCTAGAATGAATATATTTATCTTCTTTTTCAGACAAAATCCTGCCCGTTTCTAACTTGTGATGATGAACATTAGGGTTGTTTTCACTTAAAACCCGTCTAAATTCTCCATATTCTCCGTCATCTTCCTCAATTTTGTCGTCATTGTGGTTGTGATTGGTAAATATTGGCACATGATTGTTTTTTATTTCGCCATGATTGAATATTTTAGGCAAATCATTGATTTTATTGTTTATAGTGCGAATATTAACTTTAATATCTAATAATTGAGGCGTTTGTTGTGGTTTGTTGTCATTATCCCCAACCCAAATATAACCATATTTTAAATCAGGAAGGGTTGAAAAGGCACTTTTTCCAGTAACGCGATCAATAAATGGATCATAACTTGCTATCATCTCGGACTTCATAATATCAAATCCTAAAATGTTCTATAAAATTATCTATATTTTCTTTGTCTTTTTCGTATTGAACGTCGCAAGCTTGTGTCAATTTGTCCAAAGAGCCATCATCTGCGTGATCTAATCCTACATTTTCTGTATCTGCAAATTCGTGTTGAAATCTAAAATAATGGATGTTTTCATACATACTTTCTGCCATAAACTTTATTTGTGCATTGGTTAATCTTTGCACACCACCCATAAAAACGTGATTGAGTAAATACATAATATATTCCACGTTTGGAGGTGTCATAGAAAAATCTGTTAGCCTTAGTTGGTCTAAATTCCACGTCCAGCTTCTATCATACTGACTACTTAGGACATCTTCTTGTTTAGGAAAATGAGAGCCAGTCCCAACTGATAATAAACACATTCTTTTTTTAGTTGGGTAAAGTCTTTTAGCGATGGATAAAGCCGTCATGGAAGGGTTGTTTTGAATAACACCTCCATCAATATATGTTTTGCCGTTAAATTGTGCTTTAGGGAAAAACAGTGGTGCTGATGATGTAGCAAGACCTACGTTATAAGAGTATTCATTTGCACCTTGAACAAATGGCTCATAACCTTCAATGTTTGAAAACATAATAGGACTATGCGTGTCTTCATTCCAACTAGTCACAACTACATTGCCAACTAAGTTGCTCATTTTATCGTCTCCTAAAACGACTTTAATAGCATCCAGCAAAGGTTGTTGTTCGTACAGTGATGCACGACTATTTAAACTCAACAATGTAGATGCCATATGGTCTGAGCGATAACCAATCTGTGTTTCACTGTTTGATCCTAGACCATCTTGATATTCAAAAGGTGGAAATATCACTTTTCCCTTGTCATAAAAAAAATTCTTTAGATAAGACACCTGTTTGCCTTTGGATAAACCTAAAGCAACAATTCCTCCGATACTCGTGCCAACAATCAAATCAAAATATTTATATAAATTAGCTTCATCAATATTTGCATGATTGCAAAACTTCTCTAAAAAATAAACACTAAATAATCCTCTAATGCCTCCGCCATCTAAACTTAGTACACGCACAGTATTACTATCCATTATATCACCCCGATTGTTGTTTCGTACTCAGGGCGTACATAATAATCATTATAATGATGTACAAATCTTGCACTATCAATCCCTGACATTACCATATATCGCATACAATCCATTAAATGATCATTTCCCTTTCTTACTTTGCCATCTTCCATTCTCGTATACATGCGAAACTCCTTTAAAGTCTCTTTTAGAGTAGAAAATATCTTTAATTTGCCATCTTGAAAACGCTGTAAAGTCTTCATAATTCCCTCTTCCTTAGAGTTATTAGCAGGCTTCATATTTGTTATTCCTGCATCCTTATAAAGACTTACAATATCTCCTCCATCCTTTTGACTTTTTTGTTCTCCTGCAGGATCATACACACCCGACATATCATGTATCCCGTATCTACTAAGATTGTGTGCATGTTGTTGTGGTGTTCGCTCCTTAATATAATACTCAGCATACAAATATAATACGTCGTTATCTCTGTCGTACGCTCCAAAAAGACAAGCTGTAGGATTAGTCCATCCAAAATCTAAGGCAAATATTTTATTCCAATGTTTTGGTATTTCAAAAGGAGCAACTGTGACACCCATTTCTGAAACTGGATAAACCATGCCATGCCCCATACTTGGTATCCCTTTCTCTCTTGCCTCTCTTTCGTGCGGAGGCAATGCTTTTATTAGTATTTCTTTTTCTTCTTGTAGCAAGTGTGGGTTATCATCCCAGCTCGCCATAACGTAAAACTTTTTATCTTCATGAATGACGTTTTCAGTCTTGCCATCCATAAATTGATTAATTAAATTTGTAAGACCAAGCAGGGGTGTCATCGTTAAAATTAATATGCCCTGATTATTGATATCCGTTGACATTGTACGCATTAAAGCCTCTCCATATATGGCTTGCGTAGGCTCTTCGTCTAAGTGTATCAAGTCTAATTTCGCCGCTTGGAATTTAGCACGACCTTGCTCGTAAGATTTAAAACTTAGCTCAGAAGTACCACCATCAATATATTGAATAGTATAATAATGACGTTGTTTATCACGTGACAATATCAAATCATCGGCGATTACATCCAAATAGGAATTCTCTAAAACTTCCTCCGTCAATCCTGTAGTAACTGAAGCAGACCAACATTTTATAGGTCTCGTAAATCTTTTTCCATGCCACCATTTAGGATACCTTCCCGTGAGGTGCATAGCACATTCAATCACCCCACAATACGTCTTTCCAGTTCTGTTTCCAGCAAGAAACATGCGTTCTTTTGCAGTTTTACCAGCATCATGAAATAGACGTTGTTTTTTGTGTGGTTTATATTCTAAAAAGTTTTTCTTCACCTGATTAAGTGCATACTGCACTAAATTGCTATCAACTTGCATCGCCCTTTTCCTTGACAATCTCAGCAATCTTTAAGGCTTGCTCATCGGTCAAATCATAGTCTTTTTGAATAACTATTTTTTCCTCTTTAGGTTCTATAATACCACATTGGGTTGCTAAAAAATGTTTGTGATATTTAAAATCAGGCTTCTCTGAAGTTACATTTCTTGCATAATTGCTTAAAACACTAATATTTAAATCCGCACGCCCTTTTTCCCATGCTTCCCTAATCTTTTTATTGTGGACAAACATAGGCTTACTGAAACCCATTTTTATAGCTATATCTTCTTGACGACAACATTTTCTCGCTAAATCTTCTATTGATTTTAAAAATTTAGGCGTTGTTTTAATCAATTTAGCCATTTATATTTATTTTCCTTGAATCAGTAAAATTAAACAATGCTTTAATTATACAATAATATGTAAACAAAACATAACATTTTGATTTAATTATGCACTCAATTTAATAATTAATCTTTGATTTTCAAATTTCTTTTTCTTCTTCTTTTTATCATTTTCATCTTGTTCGTTGAATTTATCGTCAACGCTTTTATGGATCATATCATCGTGATTATCAACGCAATCTGAAAATTTATTTGCTTTTTCTTTCATCATTTCTTTGAAATATTTAAACATTTTTTTTCTGGGCATCTTTTCGTCTCCATTTTAAAATTTTTATTAAAAACACATACAAAACCATCAAAAGAAATATCGCAAAAACAAAGATAAAAAACATTTTTATGTAGTATACAAAATGCAGTTTATCTCCTTTACCGATATCAATATTGACATTGATATTTTCTTTTGGGTCTTTCAGATGAAAGACAGAATGATAATAATTATTGCCTGCCCGATGTGCGAAGCCATCTATCACCTTTTGTTTGCTGTCAGACTGAAAATGACCCCTATTTTTTGAAATTTCACTATCTGTTTGGCTCACGCCATCAACACTTGCGACAACTTCAACTGTTTTTTCATTTTTAGGCACATTATCAATCGCTAATTTTTTTACAGGATTGACTAACGAACACCCTGAAATTCCTAAAATAATTATTATTAATAAAAATAATTTTCTGTTAATATTGCATTTAGCCATCAAAAAGCTCTATCTTTTTTTTGGTTAGTTCCTGCTAAAAGTTCACGCTTTCTGCAGGAACGATAATTTATCATAATATTATTGTAAATTATTTATATCCTAAAAAACAACAATTAAAACAAAACTTTTTTAAAAAAATGTATTATCCTCCTCTTTAGGTTTATTCCCAGAGATAAATTGGACATCACCAGCGATAATTTCAATCACTGTTTTTTCTACATTACTTTTATCCGTATACTTGCGTGTTTTGAGTTTTCCTTCCACGTACACAACCGAGCCTTTTTGGGTAAATTTACTCACCGCTTCCGCTGTCTTTCCAAACACAGACACTCTGTGCCAATCGGTATTTTCAACAAATTGTCCTGTTTGTTTATCCTTGTATCCATCATTGGTTGCAATACTTAAATTCGCCACTTGGCTACCTGAAGCTGTGTGTTTTACCTCGGGGTCTCTCCCCAATCTCCCAATCAATATTATTTTATTTACTGTGCCTTTTGCCATTTCATTTTCTCCTATTTAGTTTAAAATTTGCTCTTCAATATCGGGTATTTTCTTTTTTTCAATTTTGATAAAAGGATTTTTAGCCCACACTTTTTTGACATTGATTTCATAGATATGTTCGTCTTTAAGAAACACAGCGTCCATCAAAGATTTTAATAAATTATCTATGTCAGGCCTTTGTTTATGCGGTTTTCCATCCATACTTTTTTGTTTAATTTTAGACCAACTCTGTGGCATACGAATGCCAAAAATGATATGTGATCCTGAACAAAACCAAATGTTTTTTGAGCGTACTAAATCTGCAAATAACCTATACCTCATCACACAATCTCTCTTTTTCCACTTATCCGATTGTGTCATTCTGGGCTTCGGGGTTGGGTCAATGTTATAGGTATAAAAATTCATTCACAATCCCCCTTTTTACCCATTCTTTTTTTACTTTTTGTGGAACATTAACTTTTTGTTCGTAATATATTCCAAATTCTGAAATAACTTTATTCATCTTTTTCATCAAATTCTCCTAAAAATAATTATTTTGTTCTTGTTTTTCGTAAAATAAAAAATGTTTTTTATCAAAAACTACGGGCATCGCTCCAGTTCTACCGCCCCTATTTTTTACCACATCAATGAAGTAATCTACGGGTCTATCAAAGTCATTTTTAGCATTCACAAACTCAGTAGATTTATACAAAAAAATAATTCCATCTGAATGCTGATGTATGGAGCTTGACCCTTTCATATGATGCATTTGCGGTATTTCGTGATCATCCCCAGCTTTTGAAAATTGACACAACAACATTACTGGCAAATCTAAATCTACTGCCATTTGACGCATCCTGCGAATGATATAATCTGTCTTTGCCAGTTCTTCGTAACCCGATTTTTTAAATAATCTTGAGTCCAATAATTGCAAATAATCAACAACTACAAGTTTGTATTTTTTTTCTAAGTGTGCCGTTTTTATTCTGGCAACAGCATCATCAACATCTATACCACTAGAAAAATTGATATTTATTTTTGTTGCATGGCATTTTTCTCTGTCCAATTTTTCAGTTTTTCCCAGCATTAAATCGTAACTTTGAACCTTGGATTGCTGACATAACAAACGATCACAAACTTCCTCATAATCCATCTCAAGAGACAAATAATAAACATTTTCAAACATCCCGACATGATTTGAAATTTGCAATGCAAATGATGATTTACCGCCTGAAGATGTCGCCCCAAGACAGTATAGTTTCTTTTTTTGTAAGCCCTGCATTTGATTATCAAAATTATTAAAACCTGTTTTTATATAAGGCTTTTTATTCTTTCTAGACGAAATATTTTTTATATAATCATCCAAATTTTCCAATGCTATTTTTTCGTTTGTATCGTAAATTACAGTTGATTTATTTAGTTTTTGGCTAATAAAATCTGAAGCATTGTAAAAGCCTTCATTTCTGTTCAACTCCATCGCCTCAAGCATAATTTTTTTAAACTTTACGCTTTTCCCATAATCCAAAAGTATTTTTTCATAGCTTTCTAGCGAAGCGTTGTATGTATTGTCAATTAACGCCCTAATTTCTTGGTGAGAAATATTGCATGCCTGCGATATCTGACTAATCGTAACATTGTTCTCGCTCGCCAATTCCTGTTTGCAGAAAATAAAAATATTCTGGTATTTCTCATTGCTAAAACACTCCTTATCAAAAATTGTGACCATTTTTTTGAGATAATTTGCCTTGTCTAGCATGTTGGAAATAATTATCTCCTCTGCAATTTTAACCTGAACCATCATTTCATTTTTCATAATTACTACCTATTTTTTTCTACTAGCAAAGCCAAAAATAAACCCAAAGTAAAATTTGCTTCATCCAAACTCATGCCTGTGTGTTCTGCGATAATGCTGTGATCTAAATTATCCTTGATTGCCAAAAATACCCATATTGCTACTACTTGGTACTGTTCTTCAATGTCATCAAATAAACTACATTCTCTGGTTAGCGATTGATAGATGCAGTCAATGACTTCTCGCTCACTAATTGCCAAATCTTTATATTTTTTTTGAAACTTAGAATTGATATTCATTGCTCACCTTTGCCAATACTGGCTGAACTTTGGGTTGACTAACTTTGATTGGTTTATGCATTTCCTTGGAACGTCTGTACCAATACCTACAGCTTGCTTGCCAATCTTTCATCTTGCGAGAACCTATAATCCAACCCCTACTTTCGTTGTAATCGTAAAAGTTATGTGCCTCTGTAGACGCATTGACACATCCTAGCTTGCCAAAATAATTTATTACTTCGTCAATTTTTGGGATTTGGAAAGAAGAAGTGTTTTTTTGTTTTTTTGTAATAATATTTATATTATTATTTTTATATCTGTATCTATGCTCCTCCCTGTTTTGGGTAGGGGGGGTTACTGTTTTGGGTAGTAAAAACTTACCATTTTGGGTAGTTTTAGGGTTACCAGTTTGGGTAGGGGTGTTACCCTTAATTTGATACTCGCTCCACTGCGATTTTCCTAGGTTTTTGGTCTTTTCAAGAAGTCCTAATTTTTTAAGTTGAGTGGTTATTTCAGATATTCTGTTTAAACTATATCCTGTCTTTTCAGACAGCATTTTTCTGCAAATTCTGACATCCTCAGACCCTCTTTTTTTCCAAGAATAAATCGCCATCAACACTCTAATTTGTCTGAGCGTCAAATCATTATTTTCTAGAATTTCTAGAGGTAGCATAATAAATTTTGGATTATTTTTTTTCATTCTTCTGCTCCAAAAACTGTAATTATTCTTTCAATTCCTTTAATCTCAGTTTTGATATAACCATGTTTTTTTAAATTATTGATACGAGTTTTTATAGAGCTGACACTAACCCCGCAAACCTCTGCCAAATATTTATTACTTGCAAAGCATTTACCATCCTTACAAGATAACCCTGAAATTCGCCCGTATAATATTTTCTCAGCATCGCTTAATTTGTTGTCATTCATAACATCCTCGGGAATTATAATAAATTTTGGTTTGTTAATTTTCATTTTCCATCCCACAAATTGTAATCATTTTTCCTGTCTCAACATTGATATAACCTTGTTTTTTTAATTTACGAATTACGATACTTACCCAACTAAAATGCAGACCAGTAACCTTGGCCAAAAATTTAGTATTTGTAAAAAGTTTGCCTTCTTGAGAAGAATTTAAAATGCATGAATAAAGCATTTTTTCTCCGTTAGATAAATTTTTATCTTTCATAATTTCCACGGGAACAATAAAATTTTTCTCTTTTTCCATAAAAACCTCTTTCATTTTTGGATATTTAATATTTACATAAAATTAAATACATTTTGTTTTATTTTAAAAATTAAATACAAAAAATATTTAAAATTTATATATAAAATAACGTTTAAAATATATTGTAGATAATTAATTTATTTTTATATGTTTATCTATAATTTACATATTAATGTCTCCTTTTGGTATATAACTGTTCATCAAATTTAAACTGCCTTGGAAAATCCATCGCAAGTTTTCGGGCGTGTTTTTCGGGAATTATTTCGCCCCATTTTGAAACGGCTGGTATTGAAATTTTTAAAAAACTAGCAACATTTTTTGCAGTTTTAAATTTATTGATTATTAAAGATTTTTTCATGATAAATATTAATTTTAATTAAAATTTTAATTTATTTAATATTAACTTTAATTAAAATTACAGTCAAACTTTTTTCTTGATAAATTTAACTTAAGTTAATATATTTATAGAAAAACAAGGCAAAAGGTAAAAAAAATGAGAAATGTAGCTAAAAATATTTACGAGGCGAGACAAAGCCTTAAATTGTCCTTGCAAGATGTTGCAGAATTTGTTGGCGTTTCTGCGGTTTCTGTTTGGAAATGGGAAAACGAAAAAGCTATTCCAAATATAGATAATGCAAAAAAAATATGCATGATTTTAAAAATTAATATTGAAAGCATTTTTGAAGAAAAATATAATCGTATAAATAATTTTAAAGAAATAAAAAAAATTTATTCAATA